GACACCAGAGGACTGCGACCACTTCGCTCACGAAATAGATACTGATTGGACAACCTGGCATTACTGCCCCAAGTGTGGAGTGAAACTATGAGCACCGAAAACTGCAATCACATTGTCGGCTACCGACACGGAATGAATGACGCTCGCTTGGTCACGCAAGAGGAAGCAAGCGACTTTGAGCCGAACACCCTGTTTGCTCATTGTCCTAAGTGTGGAGAAAAACTATGACCCCCGACGAACGCCAAGCCCTGCGAGAGAAGCATCACTTGGATCTAGGCAAGTATTGCAACTGGTGCGATTCAGGCCCATTCGGGAAAAACGTACTGTACCCCTGCGACGTAATCAAAGTACTGGACGCCACCGAAGCCGCACCGTGCTTTCAGAACTGCGGTCACCTAGTCAGCGATGGCCCCTGCTCAAAATGTGGCTGGCAAAACACCCCCGACATCTCCATCCTCATCCAGCACCTCATTGACGAAGCCGACCCCTCGTGACCGTGGTGGCTCTATGGATGCTGGCCGTGTTCGTTATTTATTTCTTGGTCGGACTTCGTGACAAATGACCCACCTATCTGCTGTCCTACCTGTGGAAACGTGCGAGAGAACCATCAAGAGCCCTGCCGCTACTGTGGGGAAGTGGATCTATGACCTGCGTGGTGGGGCTGGTGAGCGAATCGGGCTACGGCTACATCGGCGCTGACTCCTACGCTGGGGATGCCAATGGGCTCTATTCACTAACGGCTACTCCGAAGGTCGCAAAGATAGGTTCGATGCTCATCGGCTTTGCCGGTGACTTCGGTCAAGGCGAGCGAGCCATCGCAAGCCTCAAAAGAAGCCAATCCCTCAAAACCTTTGCCACCACCATCCGCAGGCTCGACCTCAACGATGTAGAACTACTCGTCATCGAGAATGGTCGGATCTACGAAGTCTGCCAGGGGGCCATCATTGAAACCCTGCCACGTCGAGGCCGCAACTACGGAGCAGTCGGAACCGGAGCCCCCACCGCACTCGGAGCCCTGTTCGTCGACGCCATCGACAAGTCCAGCGTGACCCGAGCCCTACGAGCCAGCGAAGCCCATTGTGCCTCGGTTCGTTCGCCGTTCCTCGTCCTAGAAACTGAACCGGAGTAGCATCGCTCCATGCTTCTCAAAGGCAACTGCCTCGACACTCTGAAAACCCTGCCAGACAACTCGGTAGACAGCATCGTGACCGATCCACCTTACGAACTCGGCTTCATGGGTAAGTCGTGGGACAACTCCGGCATCGCCTACTCAACCGACCTCTGGGCCGAGTGCCTACGGGTACTAAAGCCAGGTGGACACCTACTTGCCTTCTCCGGCTCACGCACCTATCACCGCATGGTCGTAGCCATCGAGGACTCCGGCTTTGAGATCCGTGACCAAATCATGTGGCTCTACGGGTCAGGCTTCCCGAAATCGTTGGACGTGAGCAAGGCGATAGACAAGGCTGCTGGTGCAGAGCGTGAAGTGGTGGGAACTGAAATCCGGTTCAACGAACCTAGCGGAATAGTAAATATTGGTCAGGGTGAGAGAGTGCTGATTGAAAGAAAAATAACGGAACCAGCCACCCCCGAGGCCCAACAATGGCAAGGCTGGGGAACAGCACTCAAACCAGCCCACGAACCAATCGTGGTCGCTCGCAAACCCCTCATCGGAACGGTGGCGAACAACGTGCTGACCCACGGAACGGGTGCGCTGAACATTGACGGGTCACGGGTGGGTCTGTCAGAAGGCGAAAAAAAAATCGGCGGCTTTGGCAACGGTGGCATCGGGTTCGGTGGTGGTGACGCTAAGAATGTGGAATGGCAACAAAGCACTCAAGGTCGCTGGCCTGCCAACGTAATCCATGACGGGTCAGATGAAGTGCTGGCAGGGTTTCCGATGACTGGCAAATCCCCAAAACCGTACAAACCAACCGTAGATAGGTCAGACAGTTCAATGTTTGGTATTGGTGGCGTAGGTCACGATGCGGAATACGGCGACAATGGCTCAGCCGCTCGCTTCTTCTACTGCGCTAAGGCTTCCAAGTCCGAGCGCAACGCTGGGCTGGAGGGACTGCCGGAGGGAACTAACGGTGTTGGTGCTCTTCGAGATAATGGTCGGGAAAGTGAACCGAGGGCCAACTTTCACCCCACCGTCAAGCCCCTAGCCCTAATGCGATACCTAGTCAAGTTGGTGACACCCCCAAGCGGAACAGTCCTTGATCCATTTCTTGGTTCGGGCTCCACCGCAGTTGCCGCCATCTTGGAAGGCTTTGAGTGGATTGGATGCGAGATGACCGAGGACTACTTCCCCATCATTGAGGCACGAGTCGAGTGGGCGCTGAACCAGCCGAAACCGTTGGTCTTGTAATAGATGAACCAATGTGCGATACTAGGACTCTACATTGGGCTTCGTGTGTCCACTCCACGAACATCAAGGCAATAGAACATGAGCACAAACTCCAGAAGCGGATACGTCCGCACCGAGCAAGACATGATAAACGCAACAATGGCGTTGCGCCTGCGCTCCAAAGGGATGACCTACCAGAAGATTGCCGACGAACTCGGAATCTCCAAGACCGCCGCCTACCACCGTGTTCAAGTAGCCCTCGCCGCTATCCCAGCCGAGGCCGTAGATGAGTACCGCCGCCTAGAGACCGACCGCCTGGACAACCTGCTCGAACTCGCCATGAAAAAAGTGGAGTCCGAGGACAAGGGCTTCCTGTTCGCCATTGACCGTGTGCTGGCAATTATGGATCGTCGAGCCAAACTTCTGGGCTTGGACTCGCCGGTGAAGCACGAAGTCATTACGCTTGACTACATCCAGTCCGAAATCCTCCGACTGGAAAGCGAACTAGGGGAACAAGGTGCAGACACTCAAGGCGCAGAGACTCGCTGACCTCAAGCGACTGCGTGACCTCGAACTCGCCCGAAGGGACGAGAAGCAGGCCGAGTTTCTTGAGATGCTCAACACCTCTCGCTACCGCACCACCGCTCGACCACAGCAGTTGCCGCCCGACTCGGACTGGCGAATCTGGCTGGTCATCGCTGGCCGTGGCTTCGGCAAGACCTACCTCGGTGCTGGTTGGCTCTGCGAGCAAGCCCTCAAAACCCCCGAAACCGAATGGGCCATCGTAGCCCCGACATTCACCGACGCTCGACGCACTTGCGTTGAAGGCCCCTCGGGAATCCTCAAAGCGCTCTCCCCAGCGCAACTCAAGTTCTACAACCGCTCAAACGGTCAAATCACCCTGGCGAATGAAAGCAAGATTCACATGCTCTCCGCCGAGGAACCCGACCGTGTTCGTGGCCTCAACTTGTCTGGAGCCTGGCTCGACGAGTTCGCCGCTTGGCGGTATGAAGAGACGTGGACTGAAGGACTAGCACCGGCTCTAAGAGTCGGCAATCCGCAGGTGGTCATCACGACCACACCTCGACCCGTGCGACTCATTCGTGAGTTCGTATCCAGAACAGATGGATCAGTAGTAGTCACGAGAGGTTCCACCTTCGACAATGCGGCCAACTTGTCACCAGCCGCCCTCGCAGAACTCCGCAACCGCTACGAGGGAACTCGCATTGGTCGGCAGGAACTCTACGGGGAACTGCTCACCGACACCCCTGGGGCGTTGTTCACCTACGACCTCATCGAAGCCTGTCGAGTGACCGAAATGCCCGAGATGGTTCGCATCGTGGTGGCTATCGACCCAGCCGTGACCTCGGGAGAACACTCCGACGAGACGGGAATCATCGCAGTCGGGAAGGGAACCGATGGCAGGGCCTACGTTCTTGCTGACCGTTCTTGTCGTGACACCCCTTCGGGCTGGGCAAAAAGAGCCGTGGCTCTCTATGAAGAACTGAAGGCCGACCGCATCGTGGCCGAAAAGAACCAGGGTGGGGACATGGTCGAGCAGACCCTCCGCACCGTGAACCCCACCATCCCCTACAAGGGAATCACCGCTCGTCAGGGCAAGCGCCTTCGAGCCGAGCCCATCGCCGCCCTCTACGAGCAAGGCCGTGTCTCTCACGTTGGTTCGTTCACCACGCTGGAAGATCAGATGACCGGCTGGCTCCCCGACTCCGGCGAATCCCCCGACCGCCTCGACGCCCTGGTGCATGGAATCGTCGAACTCCAAATCGCCACCGGCGCTAGTGCCGACCGCTACTTCGCCAGCATCGCCCCACCCTGCCCGAAATGTGGAATGCCTAACTCCGAGGAAGCCACCAACTGCCGTTCGTGCAACGAGAATCTCCGTAATGCAATCGGCCCTGCGCCATTCGCCTCAGCCCTTACGGGCTTCCCCACTATCAAGTAGAAGGACTCATGGCCCTATTCAGTCGCAAGGACAAGACCGCAGAAATCGTCAAAGCGGTAGCAGAAGAGATCCAAAAGAGCCTCGCCGGAACGCCTATGGCGAACTCCGGCTACGCCAACTCGACTGCCGCTAACCCCTACACGGGCATGGGCGGTCAAGGACTTATTCAGGTTCAGGGCGAATCAGTCCCCATGCGACGCTGGGGTCAGGACTTCGGATCTATGCTCGGGCCTGCCGCTCCGTTGCTTCCGGCTCCCATCGACCCCGTCTTGGACGATTCCGGTCGACCGATTCCTCGGCGCTTTGAGTACCAGATTGCGATAAATCTCAACCTCACTCAGACCGAGGTTCCGTTCCAGGTGCTCAAATCCCTGACCGAACAATGCGACATCATTCACCGTTGCATCGAGATTCGCATCTCGGAAATCGTCAAGCAGCGCTGGTCGTTCTCGGTTTCAGATGACGCTATTGCAACCATCATGGAAGAGCAGAACGTCTCTCACGCTAAGGCCTCCAAGATTGGCCGTGAGAAATACGGCGAGGACATCCTGCGCCTCAC